CAGTCTGACGAGGAAGAGGAACAATATGACCCATCAAGTATTAAACGCAAAGGCCAAGGACCAAAAATTCAAGTGAAGAAAAATAAGTGGTGATACACACACACGCGCATGCATTCCTCTAAAATAAAGTCACAAAAGAATTAAAAATTTTATCAGATGTTGCAATTGATGTGCTTCTAAGATCATCGGTCTCTTTTTCTTCTATTATACCAAGTGTTGTATTTGGTATATTAAATTCCCTCGAAAGAAGCAGAGAAATATATATACTTTCGCTACCAGTTAATATTCTAGATTTGATATTTTCATCATCTGATATTGTTGATATTGTATCTTGATTTATAATCGTAATCGTATCCTGAATCATATACTTAGTTTTATTTGTAAGACTTTTATCAATTTCAACATAGTTATTTATTTGATTTATATTTTTATAATTTTTATAACTATTATCAACTATTGCAGATGATATTTGAAGAATGCTATTTGGTTTATAATAGTTACTATCCATCACCGACAAATCAACTATACAAGATGGATTGATTTGCACGACCAACTCACGCATTTTATTTAACAGATATGTTTTATTTTTTATTTTCTTAAATGATGAATTTGTTAGAAAATAATAGTTATTATCAAATACGTATATATATCCATTCAAGTATTTCATTTTTTTAGAATGTTGTTTTTTATTCCCCAATATAAAACGTATCTGTGATTCAATATAAATATTGTCGGCTATAATAAGCGCATCTGATATGTTTAACTTTATATCCACACTATCAAACATTCTATAAAATGGTTTTGTATCTTTTATGATATCAAAAATCCACATATTTTCCGATAGTTTTGCAGGCTTATGAGTAAAAATACTATTAATCCAGTAATAGTCTTTACCATTTATACACGTAGGAGACATAAAGACTAAGCTATCATTTCCTAACACATCGAGGGCATATTTTATATCATTAATAATTACTTGAATTCTGGTTTTTACTATTTTTCCAGTATCATTTTCAAAATAATAATGATATCCGTTGGGTGTTTTTTCACAAGCAGTATCTTTTGGAATCATGTCTAATATGAAATCAGCCTGTGGTAAATGGTCTTTCGTATCAAAGTCCAAAACAACATATTTATCGCTAATCATTCCAATCGCATTTTTATTTTTAAATTCTGTTTTTTTTTTACTTCTTACTTTCACGGGATTTGTAGGCCATTTTCTTTTTATTTCACTACTATATAAAATATTAAAATTTTGTATTTCAATTCCCATGTCTTTGAGCTTATAAAAATCATGTTTTAAACGATATATATATGTTACCTTTCTTATGCCATGATATAATGCATAAAGTATAACTATTGACAATGCGGTAAGAAATAATATAGAAAGTATTTTTAATGCCATGTTGTTTTTAAATGTTTTATTTTTTGATATACCAAAAATATTAAATTTTGTTATCGATTTCAACTTAGTCATTATGGTATATTGTTTTTTTATATTCTGTTATGTTCCTAATATTTAAATATAATATATATAAAACCAATATTAAAAAACCAATATTGAAATTTTTAAAATATTATACATAAGAATATGTTATCTGTAACAAATAACAGATAAAATATACTACTATACACTAAAAATATTTATGTTTGTATGATTATACTATACTATGCTATAATGTGCATCTACTTAGCATGTTCACTCCCATCTATTGACATCAATGACGGATCATAATGCGTAAGTTTTGAAAGACCATGGTCTCCATTTTTATCAACCACTACATTCTCTGCATCAAACATGTTCTTCTTAATATCATCAATAGTTGCATCCTCATCCAAACCATCAAAGTTTCCAACATTTGCAACACCAACAAGCTCTCCATTGGCATTAATTGTTTGTGTAAGTTTATTACCTGACTCTTCTGCCTTCTTCATGTTCTCTTCAATTGCTTTTTGTTTTGCCTCCTTCACACGTTTCTCAAAATCATGCTTGGCCATGTCCTCATTCTTCTTCTTATCCGCCATTAACTGATTTAGTGTTTCCTCCATATACTCTACGCGCCCAGTCTTATAAGCATCGGGATGAAATGGCACCCACATACCAACTTGCCCAACATAGATATCGTGATTCGAGTCAACCTCGCGCAACAATTTACAGCGGAGCTCTGCTTCTCCTTGGGTAGGAAAAACACCGCGAACTTTGATACCCCGTATTGATGTCTGAAACTGGTGCAACTCGCCAAATTTTTGGTCAAGTTGTTCCTCGTTATTGTCAATAAATGTTTTATAATCGTCACTAATAGATGAGGCGAGTTTAAGCGAATCACCCTCTTCCTTAGTAAAGTCATTAAAATCCACCATGAGTTTGTCAAATGAAAGAGAAGGATACTTGAATGCAATAAAGTTTATAAATTGTGTGAACTTCTCCATTGATTTCTTAAAGTCCCATTGTTTTATAAATTCCTCATACAAAAATTCCTCTTTTTGTTTTATAATTTTTTCTGGAGATACAAATGACAAACACACGAACTTTTGTCCTGCAATCGGTTTATCTTCCTCAAGCAAGTCAACATATCTGGGATTTTCATTTCCATCTGGTAAATATTTAGGAGTAACACCCTCTGGTAGTTTATTCATGAATGACATTTTTTACTAATATTATATATATAATTATTTTATTATTTTAAGTTATTTTACAGAACTAATATTTAATCATTTAATCATTCTTTGATGATTAGTTACAACTATAATATATAAAGTTATATACCGATTATATTTAGCAATATTAGTTATATTTAGCAATAATATTTATATTTAGCAATATTAGTTATATAACAAAACTATAATATTTTTTTCTACATTATATTTATAATATGTATGGAACACTTGATTTTAGTGAGCTTTTTAAGCGTTTTATTAAGTATATAATTGAGGGTCTTTGCGTAGCTATCGTTGCCTACTCTATTCCTTCTCGCACTCTTAAATTGGATGAAATTGCATTGATTTCTCTGGTTGCTGCTGCCACTTTTGCTATTTTGGACGTCTATGTTCCCAGCTTGGCAGTCTCTGCTAGAACCGGTGCTGGTTTCGGTATCGGTGCTAACCTTGTTGGTTTCCCCACTCCTCTTCGCGTTTAAACACACGTGACACAGCATAGTAGCATAACACTATAATTCATTTATATAGTGTTTAAAATACTATATGAATACACACCACACACCACACACCACACACCACACACCACACCACACCACACACCAAGCATGTTGCATATATCGCATATTTATATTTTTATTACTATATTATATATTTTTATTACCATATTATATAAGGTAATAAAAACACAATAAAATGAAAGTTTCGAGGAAAGTGGCGCGGCGTAAGCATAGTCGTAGTTCTTCCATTTCTCGCAGAAGATTGAGGAGTAATAAAAATAACAAAAATAAAAGTGGTTATAGAAAAAAGCATACCCAACGGGGAGGCGGTTGTTATAGGTCAAAAAAAGGAGGCATGCGTAGTCGTAAATATAAACGCGCACGCACCTATAAACGCAGAGAAAGGTTTCATAAGGGCGGACAATTTACATTTGGTAGAACACTACCCGAAACTTATTTTGATTGTAGTAGGATACCTCTTAGAATTATAAATCTTAAATACTATAAACATGATGGTTCGTTAATAAAACCGCATTTAGTAAGAGTAGCAGATTTTTTGGTTAAACCAGAATATTATCCTGATACAAATAACCTTACTATTACTTTAAGTAGAGATCCACCAAGTAAAACTCCACTTTCTTTTAAAATTGAAGGTATAGTAGGCGATGTTATAGTCGGAATATCAGGTTTTGCTAGTGGAATACTAGAGAACTCTGCTCAAGATGAACCAGGTATAACTTATAGTTTTATTAATGCTAGTGATATATTTGAACAGGTCAAACTATGTATTTCTAATAAAATAGTAGCACAGCAGCAGCATCATCAGCAGCATAAATTAAAACAAAACCAAAACATAACTTATGCTGCTGATGATGCTGATGCTGATGCTGCTGATGATGCTGCTGATGCTGCTAATGCTCATGCTAATACATCGTCAGGCTTCGCCATCCAGGCTGGGTAGACTATAAAGAGTATGATGATAAATCTTATTATATAACTCACTGGCACGAAGGTAATATTTATTTAAAAAATGATGGAACAATAAATAAATATTTTTATTACCATATTATATAGAGTAATAAAAATACGATAAAATGAAAGTTTCGAGAAAACTAGGGCGGCGTAAGCATAGTCGTAGTTCTTCCGTTTCTCGTAGAAGATTAAGGAATAAGAAAAGTAGAAGTGGTTATAAGAAAAGGTATGCAAAAACCCAAAAAGGAGGAAAACGAGGTCGGGGTCAGAAGCGTATGCGCGCGCGCACACATAAGCATGGAAAAAGGTTTCATAGGGGTGGGGTGAGGAGTGATTTAGAAAAAGCAATGCGTGATCCTGATAGTGCAGCAGGTAAGCGACTTATAGCTGCAGCACAAAGTCAAGCTCATGCTCAACAAAAGCAAGCTTATGAAAATAAAAGACCAGCGATTACTACTGCTAATGGTATAAGAGAAGAATTTAATATAGATAGTAAGGAATCTGTATGTATATATGTTAATCAAAATCAAATAGATTTTTATTTAAGAGCAGAGGAAAGTGTTATTGTTCTGTTTAAAGTTAAAAAAGAAGTAATATTTTCTACCACAGAACCTCAAAAATTTTATTGTATCATAAGGTATTCTATTGAAAAAAATTCTAGTGGTGTATATATTGTAAGATCTTTTTTAATATTAAGAAGAGTTGATAATCCAGAAATAGCATTTTCGGTTGGTGGAGATGCACAAATGCAAGGTTCTCAACTTACTACAGGTGCTAGTAACCAACAAATTCTTGCAGAAAAATTAAAAAGTAGAAATTTTCTTGAAAAAATGATATATTTTAAAGGTAATACTCATGATAGTCGTATTTTGTATGATTTTAGTGATCCTGCAAATATACCTATTTTTAATGAACTAGCAAAAATTTTTGAAGATACAGATTATACTAAAATGGCATTAGAGAAATGTGGAAGTAAAATTGGATACTCTGCACCTGCACCTGCACCTGCACTAGCAGTAGCACCAACACTAACGATGGAACAAAAATATCAACAAATTAGGTTAGAAGAACAAGAATATAAACAAAAATTAAGCGAAGAAAAAGAAAAAATTAATGAACAAGTTAAACGTTTAGGAGATGAGCTAGAAGTAACATTGCCAGGACAAACAACTCCTGTAAAATTTAACGACTTTAAATCTGAGTTAATGCAAATAGCAGAAAGTAGTATACAAAAAATAACCGATAACTCTAACTTAACTGAT